TCTCATTGGCTATCTGTGATAACGTGTAGGCCTCCCAAGCTTTGCTCTTCTTTGTCTGCCGAATCTGATTGCTATAAGGAAGCGATGTTCCTTTGATTGTAATAGTTGCCGGCGGGCCGTCCGCGTCAATGCTGTCCAGCTCAAATTGTCCGCAGTCCAGAACTTTGTCTTTACCGTCGCCTAACCAGTTCTTCCTGACAAATAGAGCTTGAATGCTCAGGCCTTTTATTCCTGAGCTGCTTGAGCTGCCTCCGGAGGCGGTTGCCTTCGTCACCTGGTCAATACCAAACCAGCCGAGTGAGCCAACATGAATAGGGTAAGGCACTCCGCTTTTAAGGTTCACCCTGGATATGGTTCCGCTGTAGTTGGTGACGGCAGCTCCGGGCGTCCCTGTTCCATAGCTTGAATACTGTGGAGCTCCGTTTGCAATTACTGCATCACCTATTGCCCAGTCTCCGGAATCGTCTCCTGTGTCTGTTAAAGCAAGGTATTGTTCACTGACATATGCAGTTTTCCCGCTATAAGTTATAGTCGCCCAGCCGTTCGAGATTGCGCTGACTGTTATTTGAGTTCCGAAGACAAGAGAGCCCAGCTTCGTATTACTTGTTCCCGGACCGCTGCGAACATTCAGGCCGCCTTTTGCTGTCACCTTGTAAACGGATCCGGAAGAGGAAGGAGGACCGGAAGCGGCTGCCTGAATAGCTGCATTCAGCCATTTGGTCAGCCATATATCGTCACGATCCTCAATTTTTATCTGCAGGTCGTCGGTCTCATTTTCCTCTTCATCGGTAAAAGTCATAGATAACAGATACTTGCGTAGGGAAACGGAGATATCCACTCCATCAAAGTAGACCTCCGCGTCCGTGCGTCTTGACATGTCTTTGTCGCTCATCCGCTCACCTGCTTCCATGGAGGCAGATTAGCAGCTGAGCTTTCCTCAATTATGATATTGGGCAATACGAGGGTTATCCCAGCCGGGAATATGTAATAGTCCCGGTAAGCAGTATTAAGATTCATCAGCTTGTCAGTATGGGCTACATCACCCAGTTGAGCATGAGCTATGCTATCCCACATATCGCCCTGTACAGTTGTGTATGTTTTACTCATGCGTAAGCCCTCCTTGCTGCATCAACTCCAGCCTCTTCAAGTATGCCGAGGACTTTCTCTTTCAGGTCCTCTGTCGCATCCCTCAATACAGCTGCAATATCCGAAGCTGTACTTCCGCCAGGGAAATTATAAACAGGAGAAACTGTAAGCTGAATCGGCTTGTCATTCCCGCTGGAATTTGCGGATATCGCTTCCGTTGGAATTGCATTAACTCCGGCGCCAGCAGTTTCAGCCATTGCCTCCTTGACGTCCGGTTCCATGGATTCGGTAGCTTTGATGTACCCGCTCCATGCCATCTCTGCTCGATTCCACATGACACGAGATGGGCTATGGATCTGTAACCTGGCGTCGATGGCATCTATTCCGGCCTGAGCTATACGCTCATACGCAGCTTGCACAGCCGGCAACATTCCTTCGGCGCCTTTGATGAATCCCTGCATGGTGCTTTTTGCGCTCTCAGCTGCCTCCTCATCAAGGTTCATTCCCTCAACAGCGGTTTCAAGTTCAAGCTGCAGGGCATCCATGGAGTTTGCAAAGTCTGTTTCTATCTCAGCGAGACTTCCGGCAACGGTTTCCTGTTCTTTCTTGAGTTTCTGCCAGTTAGCGACCATTGCTGCCAGTTCCGTATCGGTAGCATTGGCCATGCCCGCAATCGCGTTCACGCTGCCCTCGCTGCCGTCGGCAAAGCTGGCTATCATTTCGGATAACCCTTCGATGTCAGCAGATCGCTCAGACAGGTTGGCAAGGTTCGTGTTGTAATCTTTCCAGTATTCAGCCTGACTTTCTAATGCATCGTTTATCTTGCCGGCACTTGTGGCGACAACATCAGCAGCCTCATCCCATAAGTCATATTGCCCCGTCACGCTGTCGAGTGCGGCGTTGTAAGCCTCTTCATAGGCTGCGGATAATTCAGTGATTTCTTTTCTGACCGAAGCTATAACTTCTTGAATGTTTTCGCCGGCCGCGGCTGCTTCTTCCTGAGCTTCTTGATAGAGCCGGAACGACTCTTCCAGTTCAGCGATTTCCACAGCGTTTTCTTCATAGGCAACAGATGTTTCATCAAGAGTAGCTTTATAGAGATCAAGCTGCTCGCGGGCAGCGTCTAAAGCCTTGCCTTCATCTCTTGTACCGAAGATCATTCCCCAGCCAGTGGTGTCATACTTATAGAGTTCGGCGGCATCTGACCACGCTTTGTATGCGATATCATACTCTTCCTGCGCAATTTTGGCGTTGTACTCAGCCGCTTCTTTTGCTTTTTCCAGAGAGCCTTGCTTACCTACGCGGTCAATGTAGTCGCTCCATTGTTCCTCTAAAAGCAGTTGCGATGCTTGAGCTTCTGCAATCGCGTACAGAGAATCAATGAATCCTTCGGATGAATTAACGACATCATCATAGTTGAGCGCCAGCTCCGGAACCTGCTCGTTCAGAGCTTCAATAATAGAGAGGATGGCCTGTTGATTCGCTGCAGCTCCATCGGTAGTTGATGTTAGCTCTTTCAGCTTATCAATCAATGCCAGGGTGCTGCGCTGTTCTTTTTCGATTTCCTCATAAGCTTCTGTATGCGAGGAACTCATCTCTTCATAGCTGTCCATCAGATCTTCGTGGGCAGCCTTATATTCTTCGAGCGTCTGTTTGCCGGTTTCGTATTCGTCCGTCAGGTCTTCGATTTTCCATTGGAGCGATTGTGCTTCATAGGAAGTATCGCCATAGACCTCAACCGTTTTTTCATACTCTTCGTTGAGATCCTGTAGCTGGTAATACTGTTCCCTTGATGCTGCTGTCAGCTCCCAGGCTTCATCTGTTCCGTCTTTGGACGCTTCTGTCAGAGCCACAATTACAGCAGAGAGGGCAGCCACTCCGGCCACAACGCCCATGATGATATTAAGTCCGGGTATTGCAGCTGTGAAAGCAGCCGAAACAATGGTCGCTATTTTCGTAATGGCTACATAGGCGGTAATACCTCCTACGGCTAACCCGAGCACGCCAATGAAGGTCGTAATGGCTTTAACCAACGTAGGATTATTCTGAACAAATTCAGTTACGCCGCCCAAGACATCAGTCATGACCTTATAAAGTTCTTGCAACGCCGGTGTCAATGCGTCCCCAACAGCAATCTTGAGATTGTTGTATTCGTTCTGCATCATCGTCAGACGGCTCTTAGTTGTAGCGTATCTTTTGTTTGCTTCCGTCGTAAGAGCGGAGTTTTCGGCCCAGCCTTTATTCGATGTCGCAATCGTGCGGTTGAGCAGATCCCCGGAATTAGAAAGGGAGAGGACCATACGCTGCATTCTGGCTTCGGTTATACCCAGCTCCGTGAGAACTACCGTTGCGCTCTTTCCGTTGCGCTCCGTGTCACCAAGCCCCAGGACAAACGCCTGCAAAGCAGTAACAGCGTCATCGCCCCAGGCCTTTGCAAATTCTTCAGCACTCATATTGGCAATGCTGGCGAACTTATCAAGGTCATTTCCGGTTTCCACTGCCGTCATCATGTCAGATATAAGCTTGCTCATTGCGGTGGAGCCGGCTTGTGTTTCAATGCCCAGGGAGGTAACTGCAGCTGACAGTCCTAACATGTCGGCCTCAGACATGCCGGCGAGTGATGCACTGGCCGCGATGCCCTGAGCCATATCAATGATTTTTTGTTCAGTTGTTGCATAGGAGTTACCGAGATTAACAACGGCGCTTGCCAGGTTGGAGTAGTACGTCGGATCCATCTGCGTGATGTTGGCGAACTGAGCCAGCATCGTTGCGCCTTCCTCGGCCGTCATGGTTGTCGCCGTTGCCAGCATAGCCATGACCTCAGAGAAGTCCAGCAGATTAGCTTTAGCAATACCGAGCTGTCCGGCCACTTCTCCAATGCCTGCAAGTTCTTCTGTCGCGATCGGGATCTCTGCGGACATATCCTTGATTTCCTGGCTCATTACGGCCAGTTCTTCATTGCTTAAATCCGTTGTCTTGGCAACGCCGGTCATGGCAGATTCAAAGACCATGGAGGCTTCAACAGCTACGCCATAAGCATCCACAATCTTTTTCAGCCCGACTGTTATACCGGCAGCTACAAGAGCTTGACCAGCAGCGCCGAAAGCAGAAGAGGCTTTCGCGCCGAAGCTGTTAGCTCCATCCGCGGCCTCTTCCTGCTTGGCTTTAACCTCGTCAATTTGCTTGCCGAGTTTGGCGCTCTCACCTGTTAAGTCGGCGGTGTCTACTCCGGCATCCCGGAGAGCATCGCCCATTCTGTTAAGCTTATCTGTCTGAGCAGATATGGAAGCGCTGGTTTTATCAATCTGTTGCTGTTTTGCCAGTAGTCTATTTTCAAGCGTAGAGGAATATTGGCCGGTTTCGGCCATTTCTTTCTGGATATTATCGTACTGCTGCTGAAGCACCTCGAGCTTTTTCTTGCTTGCTTCGATGGCACTTTGTTGTTTCTGGTATGCAGTTATGTCTGATTGCGTTTTGCTGAGGGCCGCGATTTCTTTCTGCATGGAAGCGATCGCGCCTTGCGCAGTTTTGAAGGTGCTGTTATAGCTGCCGCCCAGCTGAGCGTTCAGCTGAAATAGCATTTCATATTCTTTTCTGCTTGCCATACTTGGCCCTCCTTTCGGTTTAGCTTTGTTTGGATTCTGATACTAACTGGTTGCTCACTCTTATCCAGGCTATCAAGTCCGGATAAGAGCGGGACAACCAGAATGATACGGGGGTATTATTCGTCTTTGCTAATATGAGGCATTGGCGTCGGAGCCATTTCCCACCGTCACCGATTACAACTCCGATTTCAATAAAAAAGAGCGGGCTGCGCTCCTGATCTTGTTGAAGTCGGAAATAGGCATGTTCAGGAATGCGTCTGACCCGATAGGTACAGAGCAAGCTCTGGCTGCCAAACGGATAAGGTATTCGCCTGAGAAGGTCGGCACAATAACCGTTTTCCCAAGCTGCTGCATTTCGTTTTCAATGCTCAGCCCATCGTTGCCGGTGAGCTTGCCCCAGTCGAAGGTCATTTCCTCATAGGTCTTTCCTTCGTACTCATAAGGCTTGCGGAATTTATGCGTGTAGCTGTAGGAACTCTGTTCAGCTTCCTTTTCCGCTACTGCGAATTCATCAGCGTCAACAATGACGTCGGCTTTCTTTTTCTCCATGGTTATTCTCCTTTCTAAATACAGAAATAAACCCGGGACGGTGTTATCCATCCCGGGCTATTTGATTACTTTCCAAGCACGCGCTTGACATCGGACAGGTAATCTACACCGTTGACATAGCAGATGAAGTTGAGCGGGTCAATCTCGCGCATCTTCACGCCGTCGATGTAGGTTGCCCAGTAACGGACTGCATACTCTCCGGATCCGTTTGTCGGTGCAGCAGGAGCAATAGAACCGCCAACATTATTCTTAGGTACAACCACGAGAATATGTTTGACGGACTGAACTGCCACAGCTCCGGCCACGGTGTCCTCGGTCTGCTGCGCCACACGCAAATCAATGGTATGGCGTCTCGGTTCTGACAGCTTAATTGCCTGTGCGGTTGTGGTCCTGAAGTTGAGTCCGAGTGTCATGGCATCGAAGTGGCCAAGGATAACGGCTTCAACATTGCCGGCAATACCGGCGCCGGATATGGACTGAGTGAGGGACGTGAGATCAGGAAGAGAGGCACTCGCCATCCCGACGTACTCAATGCTATCCTCATAGACCGCAAAATTGATAACGCTTTCGTCGAATTTCGGCATCTGTTATTCCTCCTTCTTAGCCCTGCAGCGCCGACGTCACATAGTTGGCATCGTACTCAAGTACGAAGTCAATCTCTTGCGCCGGGCTGGGCGGGGTCATGTAAATGTGAACCTTGATGATACCGGCCATAAGATTGGTCAGCGGGTTCTCGCTGTCCTTAAACTCAGCGCGAGCGCCGAGCAGATAACCGGATCCTACCAAGCCATTCAGCCAGATATTGCAGGTGTCCATAATGGTATCAACCAGCCTGCGGTTCATCGGCTTATCGAGCTTGCCCCAGAATGTTTTGATCAGGGTATTGCCTACCCAGCCGAACATCCTGGACACAGGAATGTAGTAGTCTTTCACATCGGTGTTGGTCGGGAAGCATGCGGTGTAGTTGCCCCAGCATTTCATGCCGCCCATAAAGTTGAGCGCAGTAACAATGCCGCCGGCATTAAGGATATTGGCCTGAGCCAATGTGAGATTGATTTCCGTGCCAGCCGCAACCACCATCGAATCACACTTAAAGGATTTGTTCGAGGGGCTCTCATACGGATTGCCGCTATTCTCGGTGTCAATCTGAGCCATGAGTCCGGCCAGCTGAGTGGACATATGGAATGTGTTGTTGCCGAGCTTCAAAAGAGGCCAGCACAATACCTGATTCTCGTCAGTGAAGTTATTCGTGGCTTTAAGTGCTACGACTTCACTGTATACATCGGCGCCGCCATCCGCAGCTGTGCTGATGTCGATAAGAGCTTTTGCTTTGAACATACCATTGATACCGGCTGCCTTTGTTGCCATCACAGCTGCAACAGCAGTATTGTCAGAGAATCCCGGTGCACAGATGAGATCCGGCACAACGCCGATGGTTGTCATGCACTGCTCAATCGCTTCCATGCCCGCTGCAACGGCTGTAGCATCTACCGACGCAGGAGTTACTTTCTTGTAAGCAACGTTTAGGCTTGTTGCGGCATAAGCGTCTCCATCAGACAAAAGTTCGATGTAGCAGTATTCACCTTCGTAAAATACCGAGTAGTCCTCATCCTTCACATAGGCCGTACCAGTACCGCCGGCAGGCTTAACAACCAGGTTGGCATCGTCGATTGCTTCAATCGGAAGCGCGATTTTGTGATTTGTAACATCCTTGTCAGCTGCAGCTACCGCCTCGTTCATTGTTGCAGGTGCAAGCAAGTTCACGAAAATAACCGGTTGTGCGCCGAAAAGATTAAAGTGCGAGTACATTGCCTCGCAAAGGGTGTAGTTGTTCCATGCTCCTGAGTAGCCCAGCTTTTCCTTTGCTTCCTCAAAGCTTGTTGCAAGCACAGGAACGCCGGCAGCAGCTGCTGAATCTGCAGCTTGCACCGGAGCCGCTCCAATGAAGAAAGGAATACCGGATTCCGCAACATTGGGAGTGCCAACGCTGGTAGCCTGCTCGGAGACATAAACGCCATGATTAGCCATTCACTTTTCCTCCTTAATTAGATTTGCCGGAAGCAAGCTTCGTGTAATTCACGTTAAGCAGATTGCCGGCAGTTTTAACTTTGATACGATCTTCCGCTATGGTTTTGTCGGTCGAGATCAGCTTTCCGATCAGCGGGTACTTCTCAATGACAGTGGCCAGGAATGCCTTTGTATCCTCAAGCGACTTGTCAAAGATAGTACCGGACTGGATCACGCCGCGAATACTCGGTCCGATATAAACGCAGAACCTTTCGGGCTCTTTAACGGAAGGTGTTTCCACGGCAGGAGCTTCCTCCGCCTGGCTTTCTGTCTCAGCTATTTCCGCTTCGACAATTTCTACAGCTTCTTCTGTAGATTTCTTTACAGCCATGGTGTTCTTACCTCCCTCTGAATTGCCGGGAGTATCCACGTACTCACCATTTCCCCGGCATAGTAGGGAGCGGTGTCATCGGGATAAATCATAGATTCCAGCCCGGCCTGAAGGTCAAGCTGAAACTGATCTCCGATGACCACCTGCCGAAGCAGATGGATGCGCAGCCGCTCCATGAGATTGACTAACATGAGTGAACCTTCTTCTTCGTTGTCGTTGTAAACGCAGAAGATGGAACGCACGACCGCCGACGCCATTTCATTTTCGCCCTGGGGCTGAATGTCTTTGCCGGTGATCAACTGGTGTATGATGTACGGCGCCTTTTTCTGCGCCGCTCGACTGTCCGGGAGGCGCATCAGATGGATATCAGCCGCCCGGCTCTTTGCAGAATCTGCCGCGTCACCTTTTTGTTCTTTGACCGGAAGTATAATGTCTCCGGTCGCTGTATTGGTGATATCGCGGAGCTGTTCAAGCAGTGTTATCCGATTCATGATTTACCACCCCATCCGTTAAGAACTCTGGTGATCTCATGCTCCAAACGCTGTTCGAATATATCCCGGACAGTTTCATCCATCTTGTCTACGACTGTATCATTTTGCATCATGTGACCTGTGGATGGACCGTATTTCTGTTCCACCGGGAAGCGTTCAGATCCGACACGTTCAAACACTCCGATCGGCCCGAATACCTTTGCTGCAAAAGCATGTTCCAGCACGGTAGAAGCGCCGCCTCTTTTGACCTGTGTCTGCAAGAGACCATTCCTCGCAAACTTCGTATTAAACGTCAAAAGCGGGAGGACGTTTCCGCCATAACTAATGCTCATGGAAACTACGCCTCCCGCTTCACTGGTGATATATGATTTCTGATGGACATTGCGCATGAAGTCGCTTTTGTTGATGGTATACTCAGATGCCACAAACTGTCCGGCTCTGGTCTTTGCCGTATCACCGGCCCTCTTCAACGCCGCGTGACTGGCTTTCCATATCCCGCCCGGTATTCCTGCAAGGATTTTGTTTACACGGCTTAGGCTATCGGCGCCGACTTCTGATACTCTTACGCTCATTCGTCAATCGCCTCCAGTTCCAACCGGATCATGCCGACTTCATTGACCGATGTTGCTACAAAGAACTCTCGGTAAAAGGTTCCGTCATTGATCTTTATCTTCATGCCTTTCTCAGGGACTACACCGCCAAGGTCGGAAGCAGCGCAGTGCATGATGGCTGAAACGAGAAATAATCCCTGGACATGGTCTGACATGAGCTGCCGTCTATCCTCTTCCTTAATGCCTGTGAGCACTATGGGAATATCCTCATAGGTTTCACCGTCATAGATAACCGTATGGATATCAGCAAACTCCGAAGCGTTGACAAAAACGTTCTTATTGTCAGCTTCGACCATATCCTTGAATCCACTCATACGATAGGATCCTCAGCTCCGAGGTCGGGCGGGGCATCGTCCTCAGCCTCATCCTCGAAATAGGCATCGAGCGCAGCTACCATATCAGCTTTTGACATCCCGACCTTGTATGGTATTTGACATCCTTCCAAAATTTCGCGAAGCTCTGCAGCTTTCATGTCGGTGTTGTACTCAGGAATTTTCTGAGCCGTTTCCTCGCCTTTAGAGCCGCTTAATTCTTCTGGAATGTTAACGCTCGCGTCTTGTCCGTTCACATCGCCTGCGGCTGTTGCAACTCCTCTGGTGATGCTTTCCGTTGGCGGTTCACTATATCCGATGTATTTAGCGATACCTTCGGAAACAAGACGAGCCTCATACTCTTCGGAAAAAGTCTGAGGCCCATCAGCTTCGGTTAGTGCTACGGATGTTTTACCCAGGTTGCGGATTAACAATCCGGTAATTATTACTGACATATGCGAACTCCTTTCTCACCTGTCAGATTAACCAAGAGCTTGGAAGGTGATCCAAGCATTCTTATTGTTTGGAACAAGCAACGGACGGCTGGCCAGGTAAATGTCTCTGGTGTTGCCGGTGGCGTCGCTCACGTACTTAGGAACACGACGGCCCGCTCTGGTATGGAACAATCCATCTTCCTGCTCAACCTGAGTAACAGCACCATAGAGGGTACGGCCACAGTTTGGAGCGGTCAGAATTGCATATTTGGATGTAACGAATGAAGTATCTGACCCGTTGTCAGCAGTGTAGCTTTCGTCATAGGTGATTACATTGATGTATCTGCCGTTGACATTCAGCACGCAAACGAGAGCCGCGCCAGCAGGAAGCAGCGCAGGATCTACTCTGCCGAGTTCATAACGACGATTGTCGAGGAACTTCTCAATCTTATCATCGTTTATGATTGTGTCTGCCACGTTCGGAGCACAGATGAGGTCAGTTGCCGGCAGGCCTTTGGATGTGATCTTGCGGACCAGCACAGCCAGGTCTGCAAGGATGTTCGCGCCGCCTGCATCCCATTTTGTGTCCAGTGTTGCAGTGTTCGGATTGGAGCCGCTGTAGAACTGGATCTCCATTTCCTCATACTTCGCTGTATCATCGGCGATATGCCTCATGACCAGCTTGTTATTGAGTAACAGCTCAGCTGCCATTGCCTCTTCACGTCTGGCAATCATGTCGTCCATGTCCTGCATGTCTTTGAAAATGAGAGCTGCCTGACGCTGCTCCGGGGTAAGCTGAGTGAATAATGCTTCACCGAATCCGCGCTTGTTCAGATCGTCCACCGTCAAAGGTCTTTTCGGACCAATGAAAGGAGGGGTATAGCGCTCCATGGTGTAGCCTTCACGCAGGATTGTCACGCCGGCTTTTCTCGGTGCGACAAAAGGTGCTAATTTTTTATTCCCATCCTGGAATTCCATCAGGACGTCATCCGTGCTGAAAATGTCGGTTGCATCGTTTGTCGGGAAGTAGCGATCCCGAAGGAAAGTAACCGGACGAACAAGCTGGCTTGCCGAACGAATCAATGCATGAGATGAGAGAATGTTAAGATTGGCCATAATTCATATCCTCCTTATATTGCGACGCCGTCGCTTAGTAAGATTCCAACGTCCCTGAGAGCTTCCTTCGCACCAGTGGCCAGTGTGGCATCGGCTTTGAGAATAAGCTTATTTTCCACAAAGTGGCCGGTGCGGTACGCAAGCGCTGTCACGTCGGCTGCGGTTCCTACGGCAGTATCCTCTGCCAGAATGCAATTTGCGGTCAGGGTTTCATTGTCGGCCGCTGTAGTTCCGTGGATGACAAACAAACCGTCACCTCCGGTACCGGATGAGACGTCTAAGAGCGATCCGCGTTTCAGGGTAGCAGCCGCACTCAGCTTCCGAATAGTGATATGGAAAACGTCAGCCGGAGGGAAGGTTGCCGCGATCAGCCCGTCGTGGGGATCAATCGCATTTGTTTCATAAAGATTTCCCATAATTTATTTCCTCCTTGTTTAAGATATTGAATCGTTGAGCAGAATCCCGATGCTACGGAGTTTCTCCTTCGTGATATCCGTTATCCCGCCCAG